TCGTTCTCCCCCTCCTGAGGATCCGGCTTGTGGGGCTCCTGTATCGATCGTTCCAGGTCCTTCTCGGCTGTCTCCTGCCGCTCCTCCTGGTCGATCTTCTCCTTGAGAGCATCCGCATCAGCGTGCATCTGCTCCCACTGGGACTCCTCTTCCTTCGTGAGCTCCCGGTCCTCCTCCCTGGCTTTCTGAAGGAGCTTCTTCGCCTTCTCGACCAATTCGGCACGTTTTTCCCTCATTTCTTTTATGTTCATTGTTTCACCTCGTCCTTATAGAGTTGTTTCAACCAGCTCCTGATGCTTCTCGAGCAGAGTGAGGACCCTCGGCTCTGCAGGATCGGCACTGTCGGAGTGTGAGTCTTTACACGGCTCCGCCAGCAGGAATTGATTGAGAATATCAATCGAGCCCTTTATGAGGTCTCGATCGTTTTCAAATAGTGGTATTCCCCGATTGAATCGGAGGAAAATGTCCCGGAGTCCCTCGTAATCAAGACCTATTTCATCGAATAATTCCCTGACCTGTACCTCTGTTTGCGGATATGCCGGGTATGTGACAATGCTCACATCAAACAGCTTCACCTCGAGGAGCTCGCGAGTATTACGGCCCTCCTCCCTCCCCCATCGATCCTTGATCGTCTCAAAACCGAAGCTCATTTGATCCACATCGCCGCGATCAATGTTGATGATGAGGTCCCGGGCATACTGAGTGTCCGGTGGATGGATCTCTACAGCAAGCCCCTTGTCGTCCTCTTCGAGTAACAGGGTCTGGCTTTTCGTGCGGCCAAGCACGTAATTGGACTCATGATTCTGCAGGGCCCGAACGTCAGCTCCATCCTTTAGCGTCTTCGTGAAAGCTCCCGGGCGGATGATCTCCCTGAATCCCCCTAGATCCTCAGACCATTTATTGAATACTGCGGCATAGCCTTTGATGACCTGTCCCTCCTGTTCGGTCCGGAGCTCCTGGGCAGGGATGTATCGATATTCCCTTGTCCCGAAGAGGCTCTTGCCCTCCTTCTTGTCGATAGCTTTGAGCAGGCGGTCAGCTGTTTCGGCAAGCTCCGTGAAGTTCTGCTGGCTTGCACGTTGCTTTATAGCGATGACCGCCCGGCGCCAGATCTCTCCGTTTTTCCCGAAGGGATATCGATATCGCTGAAAGGTGTCCTCTTCGGCATCGCCATCTACCACCAGAAACCACTTCGCATATTCGGACCAGTTTTCGTTCACAGAGTTCAACAGCTTGTGCCGGTCTTTGCTGTCAAAACTCCAGCCCTTCGATGTATTGATCTTCCCGGCCTTGATCAGACCGTTCGCCTTTGTCACACCTTTGCGGTTTACTTTCAATGAAGTCCTGTTCTCCATAGCTCTCTCTCCTTCTTCATCCCAGAGTGAATTGCAGACAGCGTATCGCTGCTTTTCATCCGGATATTCTTCGTTCATGGTTTCGTTTGCCATGCACCGGTCGAGAAAATCCTTCTTTTTCTCGCCTTCTTTGGGTTTGGGCAATGGCATTCTCTTTCACCTCATACTGCGACAATGGAACATTGACATCCGGCATGTGCCGGCGGATGGCCTACCTGCGCATATGCATGGATGGGCCCGTCTGCCCCCTGCGCTTCAAAATCTTCATCCTTGTTTACGTAGTTCCCCTGGGTGCCTACCGTTCGTCCATTGAGCTCATTGCAGTAGGGACAGCTTTTCCCGGAGGTAACCCACATGAACTGTGTAATCCCGGCCATTAGCAACGCCTGTTTAACGAATGCGTTCTCACTCCGAACGATCTCATTTCGGGAAACTTTTTCCGGTCGGGTTTCTTCCCATTCATCAAATCGGGTCTCGAGCTCCTGTACCGGATCCTGCTTCTCTTCGAGTGCAGTTCTGGCCACATTGCTTATCTGTCCTTTTGATGAGCTCGTATATCGCTTGGCGAACACCTGGGTATACCCTTCAGTGAACTGTTCATATTCGGGATCAGATTTGAGCTCTTTTCCGATCTCACTCCCTATCTGTCCCATCATGTTCGCACCGATAGCTGAGAAAATCGGAAACATCCTGTCGCGTACATAACTTCCAATCTCGTCATAGACCTCATCGAGCCAGGTCTCGAATGTTTGCATGTTACGATTCTGCAGATGTTCCTTCGCAGCCTTCATGACCTGATGTCTTTCACGTCTGATGATCCTAGTCGTGGTATCGCGGATTATGGGAAGATAGGATGAAGTTATTTTCCGCCGGTTTTTGATGATCTTTTCTTGATTCCGCAGTTCCCTCTGCTCGGGTTGCCGGGCATTGTCTTCTCTAATTACCCTCTGCATAATTTCCACGAATCGCTCAGAGAGACCGCTTCCCACAGGTGCCATATTAAGAGGCATGTAATAGATCTTGCCTTTGCCTTCAGGCAGCGGGTTCATGTTCTCGAGTTCCCGCCACTCATCAGCACTGATAATTCCATCCTGTCTGGCGATATGGTAGGCCTGATATCTGCTCTGGATATCGCCTCTCAGGAGCCCTTCCACTATGAATTCCACGAAATACCGCTGTCGCTCTTTCTCGCTGAAAAGTGCTGTATTCAGCGCCTGTTCCCACCTGGAAAACCAGGGCATCATTGTGTATTTTACGAACTCGATGGATTGCTGCTCGATGTTGCTGAATGTGGCCTTCTCCAGATCCCCGATCATATGCGGGGGCACACGGAATATCCTGGCAATATCGCTGACCTGAAACTTCCTGGTCTCGAGAAACTGCGCGTTTTCCGGAGCAACCGAAATCTGATGCCATTTTGTACCTTCCTCGAGTACAGCCAGCCCGTGAACCTTATCTGGACCCTTGTGTCTTTCATTCCAGGACTGTTTCAGATTACCCTTGCCTTCTTCAGACAACTTGCCGGGATACTCGAGCACGCCTCCTGGGCTGGCATTGTTACCAAAAAATGATGCACCGAACAGCTCGGTTGCCTTGGCAAGACCGATGGCTTCCCTGGTCAATCGAATGAGAGAATAACCCTCAATGCCGTTGTATCCCATCCCGGGAATGTGAAATACTCGATCCCTCGTGAGTGTCCGCGATTGTCTTTTTGGTGAGTCTATCTGATAGACAAGATCTCCATATTTTCTCCGCTGCTTCACCTGATTTGGCGGAATAGGCCAGAGCGCTTTTACACGATATCCCTGATCCCGAATGATTTCCGAATAGTGATTGCCCCACAGGACCAGGTGGACCATTGCGAGCTCGCGCCAGGTGAACGACGTCATCTCCGGGTTCGGCTGATTGTGGAGCAAGTGATATAACCGGTGCTCGGGAGCCCGTCTCTTCCCCCCGGATTCAAGCCGTTCATAAACAGGAAGCGGGACACATGCCAGGGTCTCGGAAAGCACCCTTACACACGCCAGGACTGCGCTTATCTGAAGCGAGGTCCTCTCGTTGATCGAGACCCCGGAGCTGATCGGAGATCCGTAGATCATTTCAGTAAAAGCTTTGTACAGGTTGTCGCTTGGATTCTCCAGGGAATCTCTTTTCTCTCTGCGAACAGGTTCCTTGCCATCTATCACATCCAACATCCGTGAAATAGACTTAAATATTTTCATAAGTAGACCAATCCTCGATCTTCATAAACGCTTCGTTTGTCCTCATGTCTCAATGTTCTGTCTAGTGCCATGATTAGTGCAACCATACCATCGATCCGTTCTGTCGATTTCTTCTTGTCAGGCTTCACATTCTCTGCAGGATCCGTACTCACCATCAGATTATCCGCCATCCAGCGGAGCACTGGGTTCCCGCCGTGCCGGATTTTCCTAGACATTATCAGCTTGAGGAGCTCCTTCGTCGGGGGGGACATTGATTTGAACCCCTGGCGAAATTGCACCATCGTGATTCCCTCTGCCTCAAGGTTCTGTGTGATCTGTAATGCTCCCCATGGATCGTATGCGATCTCAGCAAGAAGATATATCTCTGCATCCTTCTTGATATCCTGCTCGATAACTGCATAATCGATCACATTCCCGGGTGTGGCCCGGATCCAGCCTTCCTGCACCCACATATCATAGGGCACCTTATCCCGGTCTGCACGTTCGAGTATATTCTCTTCCGGGATCCAGAAGCGCATCAGCACATCGAAAAATCCGTCATCAGCTGGGAAAGCTTTTGCAAAGGCTGCAATATCAATGCAGCTCGCTAGGTCGAGGCCTCCGTAGCAGACCTTCCCTTTTAACCGTTTCATACTGACTTTCCGATTGCAGCGATCCCAAAAAGTCATCGGGATATACCGGACCTCCTGCTTCGTCCATTGATCGAGACGCAATCTTCGGAATGAGTTTTGTCTCGCCGGAATATGCTTGCATTCGTTATAAGCAGCTCGGAGTTTATCAATGGTAAAGGTATGACCCAAGCTGGGATTGACTTTCTTCCAGTTCTCCTCATCTTCCCAATCTTCCTCTTTCGGCAATCCGTATATTACGGGAAGGAAATGAGGGTCCTCGATTATCCCCTCTTTCACCTTTCGTGCATAATCGTGCACTTCCCAGCAGATGGAATTCCGATCATATCCGGCAGTAGTAATGGCAAAGACCAATGGCTGGGTCCTGGTATCCCCGGCCCCCTCGGTTAATACATCCCATAATTTCCGGTTCGGCTGCACATGCAACTCATCAAAAATGCAACCATGGATATTTTTCCCATGCTTCGTTGGTACGTCCGACGAAAGCACATGATAAAAACTCCTCGTCCTCGGATACAAGATTCGTTTCGTCGATTCCAGGACTTTGAGTATTTTCTTCAAATACGGGTCCCAATCAATCATCGTTGCTGCAATATCGAATACAATCGAGGCCTGCCCTCTGTCACATGCAGCGCCGTAGATTTCTGCACCATATTCGCCGTCTGCAATCAGCAGATATAGTGCTATCGCTGCCGCGAGCTCGCTCTTGCCGTTTTTCTTGGGAACCTCTACGTAACATTTCCGGTACAGCCTGTGTCCGTTCTCATCGACCGTCCCGAAGAGCGGCCTTAATATCTCATTCTCCTGCCATGGCAGGAGGTTAAATGGTTTGCCAGCCCATGGATCTTTTGTGTGTTTGAGCTTCCGTACAAACTTGACCGCTCTATCCGCTTTATCCTCATCGTACACCTATCAGCTCTTCCCATTCGGATTCATTTTTCTGAGTTTTATCGACATTCACTTTAGTTCGGGAGCTCGGGGTCATGCCGAACTCAATCATAAACATTCTCATTTGATGCGCCGCTTCTTTTTTTGCTGTGGCTGTTTTCGCCCCTCTCCAGATCGAATACCAATCGCAGTATGCCTCGAAAGCGGGAAGGTCCAGTATCGTGAGCAGTCCAAGACTAAAGAGTTCCTTGCCACGTAAGCGCCATTCCCGTTGTGCGATTTGATCGAGATATCGAGGGGCATTTGGAAATTTTCTGCCTCTGGAAGGTTTCGGCGAATTAGGAATCGGCCTGTGCCCACGATTCCCCTCAAAAACCCTCAACTCTGGTGGTTTTGGTTTATTACCCATATTCAATATTTCCAACTGCGATTTTCCGCGCAAACCTGCCCAACCGGTCTTGAAGCGAAAGTCTCTAGAGATTGAATCCCCCCTACCCCCATCGTCCATCTTCCTTTGCTGTCTTTCGATCGTGACAGGGCTGACACATCGGCTGATGATTACTCGGATCCCAGAATGCTCCTCCCTTGCTCACCGGTACAATGTGATCGACAACCGTCGCGGGATTGTGACACCCTTCGAAGTTGATACATAACGGATGCATTGCAATATAAGACTAACTGTACCTCTGCCACCGAGATCCGTATCCTCGCTG